TCTTTGCGAGTCTATGCAGTTGTTTACGTTCTTCAATGATGGCAACGCCTGAGGCAATTTGATTTTTAGTATTGCGTAATCCGCCCAAACCTGTTAATGCTTCTATTTGTTCTAAAATGTTTTGTTGTTTTGCGATTATCTTATCTATATCTTGTAAATCTACGGCAATTGCTTCAACTTGTCCTTGTGATGCTCTTACGATTGCGCCAGCATGTACAGGTATCTTTACGCCTTGATCGGCTCTGATAATTGTTTTAGCAAATTGAATTGAAGTATAAGCCTCGCATTCTAATTTATAGTGTTCGCGTTGTGCGTCTGCCGCAGAATCAATATCGCTTACACCAACATCTATTGTACGAGGATCTCTTCTACCGTATGCGATAAAGATAGGTAATGCCATCCCTGGCGGATAAGTACCTTTACCTATCTCTTCAACATCGTTTTTAGCAATGTCTTTTCCTATCTTATAAGACTTCCAATAACTTGGATAGTCTTCTGTCCCAAGATGGTAACACTTTATATACCAATTGTCTTTGTCTTCTGCTTCTTTTATCTTTACATACTTGACCATTGGCTTGCCACCAAAGAATTCCCACTTCCAATCCCATACATCAAGAGGATTGATAGAAACTACATATGGTCTGCCTAAGTTACCTTCACCTTCTTGGGGCATATCCACAGCCACCCAACAATGTCCATAGATGCTAGTTAAGTCACCTACGTTTTCCATGAATGCGTCTAACGAACGATTTGATAGATCGGCATCTAACAAAAATAGTTCTGCCCATTCAGTGTTATCAGGGTTTATGTAAGCGCCCTGTGGTGTTGCGAATGTTACATTTCGTTTTACGCCTGGCTCAAATAAAACATCATTGATAGTTTCAACAATGTAACGACACACAGGCTGTGCTACTGTGTTAGCAATTAAGTCTTGCCAAAGGTTAGAATCTTCTGAGGGACGCTTTTTACGCACATATTGTTTGAATTGATACCCGCCCAAATATGACAACTGTAAGGCAATCATCTGTTCATATGTGGCATTGTATATGGGATTTTTATGTAATAATTCAGTTGCTTTCATATATGTCCATTGGCTATTGCCGTGTTATTGTGTATTTATACTTTCTAGTAAAAAACTAGTTTTAACTACATACATCTCTTATGTTTTCTACTAAACCATAATCTGTGTGTTGTTTTACCGCATACTTCACATGTTTTGTCAACTGATTCACCATTTGCTTTAGCAGACAACAACCAATTGGTTTGTGTTTTTTCTTTGTAAACAAATCTTGTTTTAGGATCACCTACATATAAATGAAGAGGATTAACACACAATCTATTACCACAAGTATGTTGTACTTCTAATGTACTGTTATGTGGTTGATAATGGTCCTTAACAACTCTGTGTACTGTTTTCATACCTTCTTCTTGATTAACTCTAATCAAACCATAACCTGCATTGTTAGTGCCACCTTGCCAAGTCCAACATTGTTGATCATCGTTGTTACCTTCTGGTGTTGTAGGTATATAAGTTTTATTGAACAATCGTTCTATAACTGGTTTGTTTGTTTTTGACATAATTTGCTCTCCTGTATTACTATTTATCATTAACATAATAAATCAATAAGTAACATAATCAGGAACTTCTTCTATGCCAGAAACAATTTCTTCCATACTAGGGCCACCAGGATAAAGAGGTGATTCAGGCATATATTTGTTTTTAGGATCTGCTGATCTAGCATATCTAGGATCCATACCAATGTAATCAGCAAAGTGTTGTTCGTGTTGTATTGGGAATAAGTGATGTATACCATAACGAATACAATCGCCCAAGCCGTCAACATGCGCGTACTTTGCTTCCATATACTTTACTAATTTCTTTCTAGTACCATCTTCAAAGTGGTATGTAGTCATGGCTTCTAACAGTAACTGATCGTCTGGATCAATGACTAATCCATTTCTAGCAATGAATGCGTTAGAAGTATTGTCTGTGTCACTGATCAATGGGTTTGATTTACGTGAGTTAACAATTTGAAAGCCATACTTTTCTAATAATATTTTATCAGTAATACCAAACGCTGATGTAGTGTCACGGTTTACTTGCGAGCCTGACATATCTATAACAGAATAAATTCTACGCTTGGGAAAGTCTTCTCTAATTGCTTGTGCGATACCTTCAGTAGAGCAATCGTAGATCGCATAAGTTTTTAATATTTCTATTGTGCCGTCAAGTTGTCCGGGCTTAGTTACTTGAGCAACTACAGCACACATTTTTCGTTTGTTAAAGTCGTGGAAGGTATATAAATCACCTTGACGATCTACAACTTTGCGAGTGTGTTTATGTTTATTAAAAGTATAAAACATTTGATCTGCTACACTTTCCCAGTTTACCATGTAGTCTTGTGCGAATTTAAGTGGTGACAGAATACGCTTTTGCTCTTCAATAAACTCTTTGTTACCACTACGCATTTCTAAATAATTTAAATGTCTAACAACATACTTGTCTGGCATTTGTAATGCTAACTTAAACAAGTCAAACAATGGACCAGTACCGTTGGGAGTAGAGATAACAATCAATCTACCTTGCGTGTTAGCCTGACCAACTTTAGGTCTTAATCTGTTTGTAATTTCTTGTAGTGTGTCTTGTGTGTATAAGGCTGCTTCGTCAGCAACCCATATGCCTACATTTAATCCGCGTAAGTTTTCGCGTTGTTCTGCTGACTTACATCTTATAAACACACCATTAGGAAACTTGATCGTTAGTTCTGAATTGTTTATGTCTGTGCCATCTTTTAATCCAAAGTATTTTATACAACTTTGTTTGAGTGGTTCCCAGATCAATGACTTAATCATTGAACCAGTTGGCGCAGAGTATATAATATCTTTACCTTTGTGGTATCGTTCATCACTAGCAAATATAGGCAGCGCGATTGCTGCTAAAAATGTTTTGCCAGAGCCAGCATGTAATATATCAATACAGTGTTTATCCGTGGTAAGCCAGTCTTGTAAGACAGTTGATTGCTCACCATATAGTGGAATGTCAATTAAATTCATTTTAGTTTAATTGATGTAGGAACATTCCAATCTGGTAATTCTTTTTGTTGAAAGTTAAAGTTTGCTTTTAACGATTCACCTAGTGTGGTGTGATCAATTTCATGTTTGTCAGCAACTACTTTACTAAGAATCATTTGTTCGTATCTTTGTCTAGACATCATATCATTATCTAAAATAGTTTGATGATATCCTTCTGCTAACAATTGTTCAAAGGGTTTGCCACATTCTTTTTGAACTGCTTGTAAAATACCAACAGCACTGATCTTGTTAGTAGTGCCAGGCTTTCTACCAGAGTTTGCTCTAACACCGCCGCGTGTTGGCGCTTTGTTTTTATAGCGTGGTTCAGGCTTCTTGGGTTTTTCCTGAATGTTTTCCCGAGAGGGTTCTATGTCAAATACTTGCTCTAGATTCTCGTTAATATTTTTTTGATCCATAACAATTGTCCTTGTTTAGAATACTAAGGCTAACATTAGATATACACAGATTCCGTATGCTATCCCTGAGATCAGTTCTGGGAGGAACATGATCAGTAGTTTTGGTAATTGCGATAATCTGTCCATTACTCTTCCTCAGTGGCATCTTTAAATTTCTTAATAGTTTTTTTAGTTGTTAAAGTTTGTTGCTCTAGTTCTTCTTGCAACTTTTCCATTTCTTCTTGTTCAATTTGCTGCATTAATGCTTTGTACTGAGCAAGAGTAAGTTCGTTGTAACAACCATTACACATTTTATCTTTGCTGCTCATTTGGGCTTTCCTTTTCCGCCTTTGCCTTTATCGCCTTTCATGTAGTTGTTCATTTTATATTAATCCTTCTTGTCTTAAGATTTTATTGGCCCAAGTTAATCCTGCGGGTCCGCCCCACAATAGATATGCTTGTGTACCTTTTGTGTTCTCACCTGGCTTGTAATACACTCTTGCTCTGCTTAAAAAACTATATGTGCGCTTTACTATGTCTAGTGAAACTAACTCACGCTTGGCAAATTGATTTGCTCGTTGTAAGCCAACTAGTGTACCACCCTGATTACTGGGTGTAGATTCTTCACGCATTTTTAAACCGCGCTTAGCATTGTTTGCCATTTCTTCAGTAGGTTTATAACTCATACATAAATTTTCTCGTAGTCTTCTGGGTTATCTTCAGGATCTAATCCATCCCAAAGTGAACTATCTGATTTTCTTTTAAACTTAAGCGTACCAAACTGTGTTAGTACTTTTTGATTGTACTTTTTCCATTCGCTAACGATTTCTTCAAATCTGTCACTCCCTAAGATAATCTTAAGTTGTGTTTTACAATCAGAGATGCTGGGATTAATGTCGTATTCTGACTTTTCTATCTGGTACATAAAATCTATACAACGGTCTGTTTCAAATACATTCA